ACCAGAGATTCTATAAATTTATTAAAAGAAAAAATAAATTTAATTCCTAATTTTCCTACAATAGACTCTATAAATTTACAGGATTTAAACAGCCTACATGATTGGTTTGCAAATGCACAAGATATAACCCATGTTTTGCATACTTTACATATGTCATTACACAGCTTAGAATCGGAAATATCGAATCAACATGTACAAAAATTTCCTAACACTCATGTTGCATGGAATACTTCTTACGGTAAAACATTTGAAGACAGAGAACATCTTTTGTTCGACAAAAGTAGAAATTTTGGCGATATATTTCTAACCTATCATCATATAGGAAAAGATCCATATGCTATATGGAGTAGCAACGATATTTTATCTGACGACGTATTTGTTGAGTATACGCAATATTCTGCAGATTTTGTAATATGGTTTGGTAAAAACACTAGATCTGAACCTTCAGAAGAATTTTGGAGCTGGTTTGATAGCAATTATGAATGGTTTAAACAAAGAACAAATTGGAAAAAAAGAGATATCAGGGCCGGAAATTCTAGATACATCGCGGCAACATTAAATACCACAGATTTATCTCCAACAAAAATTAAAAACATTTTAAAAACAGAATCTAAAATTACAAATATACATATTGAATAATGACAAAGTCTAAATTAATCATTTGTGCAGGCGATAGTTATACAGCAGGAGATGAACTTGCAGGAGATCTTTTTGTAGAAGGTTATACCAGTACGTTATATCCTAATAACCAAGAAATGACGGATGAGCGTAAAAAAATAATTGAAAAATTACAAAAAAAAACTTTACCGTTATGGCAAGATAAAATTAAGAAAAATTTTTACGAATCGGAATGTAAGAAAAAGGCATGGCCTGCTCATTTAGAACAAGTGCTATCTGATACCGATGTAATAAATTGTTCAGCACCTGGAATATCTAATGAAGAAATTGTTCACAGAGCAATAGATACTTTTTGTAATTTGAAAAATGATTATAAAGCTAATAATATATCAATTATAATTATGGTCACTTCTTATAATAGAATGGGATATCCCATGTATGATGTTAATTATAAAAATGAATATAATTATGCTAGCTGGACTTCTGGGCACTTTGAAAATAAAATATCTCCATCTTTTATGGAAAATGATGTTTTCAATTTTTTCTTTAAAATGAAAGATTATGATCGATTAGTAAAATCTATCTCTGTATTGTCTCTTGCAAAATTGTTTTTTGAAACTAACGGATGTAGTATACATTTTGTTGATTCGTGTATTTGGAACAATGGATTAACGAAATTTAATTTTGAATATAAAGAAAAACTACAGTTTTACAAAAAAATTATTCCAATTGTTTTAAAAATGGCTGATCTTAACCCAGAATATGTATTACCTAATCATCACTTTACAGAACAAACACATAAAGAATTCGCAGAACAAATTAGTAAATTAATCTAGTATTCGTTTTGTTTCTTGTCCTATATCTGCCTTTAATTTATCTACATTTACTTTGAAATCTATCTTTTTGATTTCATCTTTGTATTCAGCAAATGTTTCTACCAATCTATTGGCAACTATATCGCTGTGACTGTTAGACAGCTGTTCAGCAATATTGATCTCCCATATCCTACCATTGCCAAATTCCAACCTAATTGATTCTAGGTAGTGAACCGGCATGGTATTCATATAAAGATCTTCAAAGACTTCCGGCCATTCCTGAACAAGATGTTTGGGCGGTTTGAACAGAGGTTTAGGCACTGTTAATTTCTTTGGCCTTTGCCGTTTTCTTTACCGGTGGATCCAAGTCGTCTGCTTCTTTACGTAGTCTTGCAGCTTCTTTGTACATTGAATCAGCTTGACTGCGGTAGCTTTTAGCAATATCTTTATCAGATAAAACTTCATTAGCGGCCGCCTTAAGAGGTACTACTGCAGGTGTTGATGGAGGAGCAAGGTCTTTGACCTTTACAAGTTCTTGAACTTCGGGGGTATTTTTCTTAGAACCCGAAACAAACGTGCATAAGTCATCCACTGCACAGTTTTTCTGTTCCGCAATCAATGTATTAAGTTGATGCAGGGCAATTTCACTGCCAGGCGACGGCATCATCAAAACATCGTCTGTAGGAACCTTGGCCATTCTGTTATCAGCCTTTAGCGCCTGCAACATTGGACGGCCGTCGGAAAATGATCTTGTAAATAATACTTCACCAAATTCAAATGCAGATTGTGCTTCGGTAGTCTCAACCAACTTCATGATATCGTCATGGTAGTTGTCTGACAGACTGGATACTGGAATAACCAATGCCTGATTGGATTCGCCGGGTAATGTTCTAAAAGCTACTAGAACCTTAGAGCCTGCCTTTTTCATTTTTCCTACATGTTTTAATGATTTCATCACTGTTCCTTTTTCGTGACAGCTTCTAAGAATGCATTTAGTTTATTATAAGTCTTACCAACTGCTTCTAATTCGGCTGCTTTAAACGCTCCTCGTTGGCTGGCCACATCTAATATGCTTCTTAGTGCGGACAAGTCGTTGATATTTAAATCCGGTGCTGCCGGCTGCGGTGCTTCTGCGGCTGGCTGTGCTTCTGGTGTTTTTACTTCTTCGTTCATGTGTTTCTCCTTATATGTGGACATGCTAGCATAAAATAAGTCAGCTCTTTGTGATCTTCAAATCCCACATATGTGGCAGTCTTGAGTTTTCCATCTTGTGAAATACCAGGCTGCCTTTTTATGTAGAATCTTCCCACCAATTTGGATCTGATCCAAGTTTCAACATCTGATCCAAATAGGTCTACATCGGCCAGTTTTATTTTGGCAAAATGCGGAGCCACTGAATCAACCTGTCTATGATTTAAGATGTCAAGAGCGTTTAGTTTTAACATAGTGATATTTAATTCAACGATAATTTATTGAGACGATTCTTGGCTTAGTCTTTTATTCAACGCCTTAGCAGCACCCATTTTTCTAACATCGCCGGCAAACAGATACAGTTCAAAGGCTGCTTTTTCTGATAATACTTTAATGTATCGTTTTTGTAAATGGAAGGGCGAATCTAGATATTGATCCATCCAAACTAGAACTTGCGGTCCTATTGTAAGATCTTTTGGAAGTTCTATTTTGTAAGTTTTAATTTCTGATTTGGTTTCTACAAATTCTAGACATTGGTCAGTCATACGTAGGCCACCAACATCTTTGCCTCGAGTACTTAACCACCAAACAGCACGAAATTTTTTAACATATTCGGCATCATGTGGCTGTCCAGCAGCTTTGAGGAATACCGAAGTATAGGTATCCTTGCGGTCCATATATTACTCTATCTTTTCGCCTTGACTGAGTTTATAAACTGCAAAGTCTTGAGTCTTGAAAAGTCGATTAAGTTTTTTTGCAAGATTGTGCGCATGACCGGGATTACTAAATGAAACTTTCTTGTATTTAGGACCGGGGTAACTAGCCACCAGACTACCACTCTTTAGATTGAATGGCTCACCTTTATAAAACACAGCCCAGATGGCATCGCTTTCAAGAATTTGTTCAATCTTAAAAGTGTCCTTATTGGCATGTTCAAGTATAACTTTGGGTTTTGGTCTGCTCATTAATACGTGTTTCCTAATTAACCACGTATATATTTATCAAGAACCGAACCCACCTCCATCGAACTTAACGTCAATTTTGGTAGTTGATTCACGTATTTCCGCTAACATAGCGTGTATTTCTTGAACGGTGCGACCTAATTTAGATGTTAATACTGCTAATTCAGCAGTTAGGTCTTTGGCTTCTTGTATTGATATCCTAATATCTTTTTGTTGGCTGCGTTCAGCAGCAGCTACTCTGGCCAGCAATCGTTCAACACCAGGTAGATTTGTGGGTAAGTTATTTTGCAACATTTGCCAGCACCTGCCGCATTTCTAGTTCAGTTCTAAAGGGACCTTGATAGGTGTATCTTTGCAAGGTAATCAACTTAGGACAAAAACTCTTGACCCACCCTTTGTCAAACTTAATTACATAATAACCTGCACAATACAAACTTTTTGAATCGCTGCTTTTTGTAAATAATGGTAGTTTACGTTTGATGTCAAACATAGCATTGTGTGGTTCGGTACTTGTCGAGTAGCCGTGAACTTCATTCGGCAAGGCATTGTCTGCTTCTTTGACAATCTTAGCAACAAAGAAATCTTTACCAAATTGTCGAGTTAGACTTTCTTTAGTGTCATAAATTTTAATGCCTAGTTCGTTGCTGAGAATAAAACGATTGTCTTCGTTCTTTCTCAGTGTGGCAAACTTTGCGCCATCTTTTTCAACAATCCAGAATTTGTTTTCGATAATTGGTTTAGCATGTAAATCGGTCATAGTGTATACCTCGCATTAAGTGGCTCAGCATAAGCCTGTGCCTGATCTGCAATCTTCTTAAGATCATACAGATTGCAAAATTTCATTAATCTAATTCCTACCTGGCTGACATTTTTATTTGCCTGTGTTGCTGTTGCAATAGTTTCAGACATGATCTGTCTAATGTCATTAGGTTGTGCTGTAAGATCAATCAGCTGTCGATTGCGTTCATAGTCTTCGAGCACACGATGTTCTTCGCCGTTGTGGTCGGACCAACGCTGAAGCATGAGATTGTTCCACGAGTAGCCTTTTGTGTCTCGGTCACCGTAGGCCTCACGGAGACCAACCTTATTCTTTGTGCCTTTTTCACGTACTCCCGGATATGCACTGAATACGTTGTCTGAGGTATCACCTCGCATACACTTTTCAAAAAGTAGCCATTGTGGGTCCGGAGCCGCTTTGACTTCTTGAGTTTTTTTATCAATGATGGGCTTATTCTTTTTATCAAAGTAGCCTTCGTGCGTGATAGTGATTTCGGTGACGCCATTGTATTGTTTCACGTTTGGTGCAATTAGTTGTACAAAATCTGTGTCTGTCGAAATGATTACATGATTATCGTCAGGATGACTCTGAATCCAGCCTGCAATCAAATCATCGGCTTCTAGTCTAGGATGTTGCAATACTGAACAGTTTGTTTTTTCAGTTACAAAATCTTTAAATGTATCGAACGCTTCCCAAAACACACGTTCTTCTTCTGCTTCTCGCTCTGTATGTGCCGCACGAGCAGCAGTACGTTGGGCTTTATACGGCTTATAAAAATCTTTACGCCAGCTTCTACCTTCTAAGAAGAATACCACGTGTGTGCCGCCGAAGTCTTGCCATGCTTTTTTAATGCTATTAAGAGTAATATGAAATGCCATGCCTAACTTAATGTCAGCATCACCGTTGATAACGTGCCTTGCACGAAAGAAAGTGTTTGCAGTATCAACTAAAATATATGTCATAGATTGTTTTTTCTAACAGAATTAATATCAATAACGCCAGTGTTAACAGCACCTCCAAAATCTCCGTCAACTACTACATTAGCGCAGAGTTCACGGAACCAACGATCTACAATTTCTTCATCTTTGTCGCCATCAAATCCGTATCCTTCTTGCTTTAATTTTAACACAAATTGCTCGTTCCAGTCAAGTTCAAAAAAGCCATTACGAATGTTGTCTTTGTTAACGTGCGTGTTAAGCACACCTACCCAGGGTTCTTTTAATTTAGTGGCGCGATCTTTTGGACTTAGTTTGGCAGTTTCTTCTGCTTCTTTGGCACGTTCTGCAGACGCAACTGCATCTTTAGCGATCTTTGTGGATTCTTCTGCCAGCTTTACTGCGGCTTCAGTTTCTGCTTTGAGTTTATCAATGCCAAATAATTTTTCTATAAATCGTTTCATTAAGTACCCCACTCATTTTTAAACAACGGCACCTGCAATCTATCACTGTAGCGTAGACCATTCTTCATTGCTAATAATGCTACATTTTTATTGTTTAGTGCGTAAACGCTTTCTACCCCTCCCACTGGCATTAGATAAACGTGTCCTTTAAATCCTGCTTTACGATAAGCGGCAATAGCGCACTCTGCGTCGGCAAAGTCTTGTTCTGTAGCAATAACAAATTTTAAGTATGCTGTGCCAACTTGTTCGTATTCACAAACTACTTCTGGTAGAATTGCTTCTTCCCACTTCTCACCACTGCATGGAAGTTTAGCACTTACACTAAATGTAACTTCTCTAGCAAAATCCATATTAGGCATTTGCCATTCTACTAGATATTCTTTAAACTCTTCTGTTAGCTTTTGAGTACCGTTTGTTTCAAATGTAATTTCTTTTAGGCCTGCCATTTTAGGATGACGTAGCAAGTCTGGATAAGCACGTTGCCACCCTAGCAAAGGTTCACCGCCTGTGATAACAAGATGTTCATCCTTCCATTTGTTGTGGGGCAGTATCTCTTCAATACGTTCTGCAATAGCATCGCTAGTAAGCATTGGACTAAGATCCTTAAAGCGTGGGTCCCATGATGCATAACTATCACAACCAGTACTAACTAACGGAAGTTCTTCATAGACTTTAAATTCAGTGATGCGTTCAGAGATAGATTCAACTTCTTTGCTTAGTTCGCCGCGAGGCATACCAAATCCTGCACATTTAAAGTTACATCCAAATGTACGTAGAAACACACTAGGTACCCCCATGTACCTGCCTTCACCTTGTATGCTGTAAAACAGCTCTGCGATTTTAATTTTACTCATAATATATTATACACTATTTTCCACAGGTGCGTCAACCTTTTTCAAAAGCCAACTACCGTCTTTTTGATCTATCCATTTCAATGTGTCTCCTTCTTTCCAACCTGCCTGTTCTAGCAGTTCCGGTGGAAAAGTTAATATGGCATCCCCACTACCATCGTCAGTTTCTTCTAGGTTAAGTGTCCAACTTTTCAATTTCAACTCCTAATTAAATTGTGTTCTCATTTTGCTTCTTCCAGTCTTGATGTCTACGTCGACGACATTCTTCTTTGACATCAATAGGAATATCAGGATGCCATTCAGATAGACTACAATCATATATTTTGTACTCCGGCATACTGATTTGAGACAATACCAAAATCCAAATCACACAAGCAACAATAAATCCGATGACGTATTTGATCATATTCTATCGCTCAACAATATTTTACACATCATTGCATCGTGTTCGTTATGAAATCGAAATGTCATCTGATCAGTTTCTGGATGACTAGTGTATCGATCGCCCGGCAAGCCAAAGTGTTCTAACACCATAGCACAGGTTTCATTCCACCAAAAACCAGTTTGTTCTTGTTTCCAAGGAACTAGAATTTCATTCACTGATCATGTCCTCTAATGTTTTAAATATTTTAGAATTACCTTCAATGGTATAATGATTTATACTTCCTCTTTCTTTAGACCAAAGCCTACTAAAATCAATATGATTAGTTTCTATTGCAAGTTGTTTGGCGATATCAACATGACTCATGCTGATATAAGGCACAGTGATCAATAGTTTAATCTGTTTTCTAATTAAATTATAAATGTCTATTTGATATTGATCATCGTAATGATATTTAAAATATTCTTGTGCAGCTTTGAGACTGGGATTTCTAAATGAAGATCTATCAAGCAGATCATTTAAAATCAAGTCACAATCTTTGTGCAGTCCTTGTTTATGTATAGGATGTTGCGGGGTATGCAGTCGACTGGGACTGGTATGACTCACAATTACTAGGTCAAAATTCATAACTTGCTGAGATTCAATTTGTTTTAGGATCTTGTATTCGCCTATACCTGCCTGTGCTAGATTAACCACACTATATTTTGCAGCCAGAAGTGTAGGCCATCCTAACTGGGCATTTGGCCATACTGTAGCAAAACTGTCTCCGGCAATCAATATTTTCATTGTGATTTTAACCAGGGCAGATATTTATCTGAGATATACCTGTGATATTCACGATTATAATGTTCGTTGTCTTCTAGATAGAATTTTGTATGATCTATCAGTTTGTCAGCAAGATAGGCTTCAACAGTTTTAGAAGCAATCACAGTATTGTTTAATTTTCCATAATATTCAAAATTACTAGGAAATTTTAATCGTTCTGTAAAATTAAAAAGATAGAGTTTAGCGCCGTGTTCTGCACACATACGATCCCATACATAGACATCTAGTAAAAAATCACGTTTTTCTAGAAATGTGTTAAGTTCAAAAAATAACTTCACTTCCATATAGGTGTTTTTACGAAGATTTGGTGTGCGCAGTCCTTTGCGCATGTCAATGTCTATTCCAGGGAAATTACCATAGTCATTATCGAGTGACTTCTGAAATAATTGTATTTTTTCATTTTGTATAGTTTGATCACAGTACCTATCAATGGCACCGTTATCAGCACTCATCTTTTCGGTAAAATAGTCAATGGGTATAACTTCGTCGGACAGCTCACCGTCAAAGGCCAGCCTAAACCTATTAAATGGGGCTAGACATATAAACACTTCGTCAATGTCATCATACTTTTCAAACATAGCAGATAGCCAATCTGTGTAGACTCGATTGCAAACACCTGCCATTGCATATATTGCTACAGATTTGTTGTTATCTTCTCCGTAGATTTCTGCATAGTTGTTGTCGTTCCAGTAGGTGTAACTACCTGGACCTACTTTAGTCGGATGGCTCCAATAGCCACAGGTTTGACTATCTCCTATAAACAATGCTCTACTCATTTTTTGTAATTGCCTTTTTCTGGGATAACATGTCTCACTCCACCACGTGGATCTTTCATGTCTCCTTTGCGTCTTGGAATTAGATGTATATGCGGGTACATGACTGTTTGTCCTGCTGCCTCACCCCAATTGATACCAATATTAAAACCGTCCCACTCGCCTTTTTCTACCATGTCTTTGCCATGAGTGAGCGCATCACTGAAGCAGTCAACAATCACTCCATCGGCTGCATACTGCGGAACAAATAGCAAATGCCCTTCGGTTACAGGGTACTTATCTTTAAATACCTTGACATGAAAGTCTTCCCGGACCAAGTCCTTCCAAGGTGCAATGCCTTCCTTCTCTGCATCTTCCAGTATGTAATCTTCTTTTCTCATTTTGTCCACCATTCTTCAAAGGGGAATTCAATCCATACAGGATTTTCTGCTTTGTTGATCTCTTCCCCAACGTAGTCCATTTTGACTTTAGACTTGCTGGCAAGGTTATCAAATATGGTGGCAAACTTTACATTTTGATTCCATATTTGATCAAGCCATCTTTCGTCATCAGGCAAGCAGCCACTCTGCCAATCGTTTAAAATCCAATTGATAGTTGTACCACTATCGTTGATATCGTCTACTATCAGTATGTTCTTTTTGCCACTGTCTGACACCATAAGATCGTATATGGGATAACCAAAGGCATCCTCCGCCATCCATAAATTGCTTTCAGTAGCATGTTCACCGCCATTGTCTCTAAGACTTACTTTCAGTGTTTCGCAGGGTACGTTAAAGTATTGACTGATCATGACAGCAGGCAATAACCCACCTCGAGTAATGCCCACTACATAGTCTGGTCGCCACGTACCTAGAGAAATGTCTCTACATATCTTTGCCACTAGACCTTGAAACTCTTGCCAATTTACTTTACGCTTTTCCATGACGCTCCTTGAGGTACTGCTCGTGTTGAATCCATTTGTTGTTGACCAAAAATCCCCATTCACGACGATGAGGACCAGGCATAAACAGCGTCCAGGCTGCGACACCTGGTTTCAATTCAATCCTATGATAACTACAAGAACCACAAATACGAAAATGACCTGGACCTCGCCACTTCTGTATCTCGCCAAGCATTTTACCGTCTTGATCAAATTCCGGAACCCATTCATAGTATCCACCTTTCAAAATCAGTGTGGCATAGGACCAAGGATGATCATGAACATCATCCGGATCTCCTTTGAGAAACTTATGTAGAAATATGTTGAAAGGAAAACGCTCACGTTCTTTCAAAAAGAGATAATACCGTTCTAGATACGGTTCATTGTTAACACGATCATAAATGATACGCTTACGGCCTAAACGTTCAAGCAGTTTCAAAAACATTAACTTCTTCCTTGAGATATCTTATCAGTTCTTTATCCGTGGGCATCACACCATAATTGTTCTTGTAAAAAATTTCATAGCTGTCGCTGCCGTATTTTCCAATGCCATATAACATTGTAGCATCTTCGCCGTCCCAAGTCAAGTAGTTCTGACTCATTTTAATCAAACGATTATAACGAACATTGACCATTCCGAGTGGTTGAATTATGCTTTTGACAAATTCTTCGTCTGCGTGTAATAGTGCTAGTGCTGTAGGAAACCAGTATAGAAATTCGGGCAGTGTGGTCTTTACTGCTTTTCGTCCAGTTTGGTTCAACATGATCACTCCAACAAAATGCTGCCATGCATCGTCCACCTGTTGTTGTACCATTAGGTCATCACGCAAGGGTTTAAAAAACATCACAGCTTCCTTATGAACAACCAAACCAGTATAGCTATACCAACGCCAATTACCAGGCCTAAAGAAAACAGCATTATTCTACTCCCTCACCAAACCAATCATCAACTTGGCGCTCTGCTTCTTGTTGTGTCATTGCATGTACAAAGATACGAGCAGGTTGGCCGACAGTGTGTTGGATGTCAAACTTAACCACTCCTGCAGGAATTAACTCCCAGTCTCGTTCTACAACAAACTCTTGCATATTTTTTGCACGGGTGATTAAATTATCTGCTAATTCTTTTGCTGTTTCCATTATTCCTCCTCGGGTTTTGGAAATGCTTCACTAAAAGGCCAGCTTGTGCTAGGATTAGGTCGAGTTTTTAATTTTATATTTTCTTCAATGACGGTGCCATCTTCCTCGCACAAATCAACTTGATACGGAGCATCAATTATTAAATAATCATCTTCAACCTGCCAATCATGCTCGCCATCAAACAGCCATCCTGCCCCACCTTCGTGATAAGCAGACTCGATAGCTTCTTTATCTTCATCGGAAATGTCGTCGCTAAACTCAAACCAGCAAGCATGTTGGTCGTCTAATTCTGCACCCCAACCGCAGTCTGTTCGAGCATGAGCTTGAACATCACCATCCCAAGGAAGATTACACTCTAAGTCTCCCTCAACGAATCCCTGCCCCCAGCGATAGTGATCATCGATATTGAACCAACTGATACTACCGTCTGCATTTTCGCGGAACATCTCAATGCGCCAGCAGATACTTTTCTTGTGCAAGGGTTTAATTAAGTAGACTTGGCTCATCTTGGGGCAAACTCCTGTTGTAGTTTAATGTTATC